GTGCATACCGGTTTTCCTTGTACGTTTTTACTGTTAACACCGGCTCATTTGTCCCATTTTTTGCATTGGATTTTATGACGTGCTGATTCACATGAATAATTGTTTTCATGTGTTGCGCTCCTTAAGCTTGGCTTCAATGGCTCGGACACAATCTTTCTTGGTCACCAAAGACTCCCAGTCAATCAATGCAATCTCCTCCTCTGTCAGCCCCACCCAAGGGCGCTGTGGTGGAGTGGTGTAGAGAGGGATATGGTCATGTTGAAAATAACCATCAACTTGTTTGCTTGTGTAAACCTCATGTTCATCTTTGCTCATCCACGCCACAGGCTCCTGCGCTGGCTGTGCCAAACCATTAGGCTCATGGTCTGCCCAATTAACTTCATCTATTGTCTTGGCTTGCGCTGCTGCTTTCTTTGATTCGTAGCCTGTCATGTGTTGCTCCTTGCTCTGATTTGTCCAGCCAAAAATAAACAGCATCCATCCCACTCGCCTTCGGTGCCATCATCGGCTTCAACTTCACACACCTTGGCGCACTCCTCACGCTCATGCGCTGCTACCAAAGCGGCAAACTTTGCAAGGGTTTTATTTTTACCATCAAATCCAACAAACCCCGCTTCCCGCGCGATTCGGGTAATTTCATCTATGTTCATGTGTTGCTCCTCAGCAAATATGCACGGCTTGGACACGCTCGTGGCCTTCGTACTTCGCGTTGTCTTTTTCATCAGCGTAGGTGGTCTCATGCTCACCGTAATACCACTCCTCGTTGACGTTGAGCGCGATCTCTTCCACTGTGACGTAACCTGCGTCTTTAACGCCGCCTTCGTAGCCATCGACCACAACCCGCAGGTCAGGGTCAAGTGCTTGCAGCTTCTCGATTAGTTCACTGACTTTCATGCTTCGCCCCTTAGTTTTTTCTGCTGCTCTTCATATTTAGCTTTCCAGTCGCGGTACTTTTCTTGGCACTTTGCGCAGACACACGCAAAACTAAACTCATCAGGGTTAGCAATGCCGCCTTCCATTTTGATTGGCGCTTTACCAAAGTCGTATTGTTGTTCGTTCATTATTTATTCCTTTCTTCAAGTAGGTGTACGCAAGCCCATTCGCCCATACCTGCAAACTCCACCTCCCATTTTTTTCGCTCGGCACGTGCAATGATTTCGGCAAAGTTCTCAATATCTTTTGGCAAGCAAACCCAATCGTCATCCGTATGGCCTAAGCGCTCAAAGCCCGCTTGCTTTGCTAGTTCAATGTAGTTCATTTGACCTCCTGTGGTAATGAATGCTTGCCTCGCGGCGCTTGCTCCAAAGCCCAATCAAGCCATTGCTCTGGGGTCATGTCGTAATAACCATTAGGGCCTACAGAGGACAACTCCTCGCCGAGCCTGAGCGCAGCATTGCGCCACGCTTGCCTTAGCTTTTCATCCGCCCACGCATTCAACTCGTCGATGGTGAAATAGGGCCGTGTGTTGTCTTGCGTCATTTCAGCACCACCACTTTCAGTTGTACGCATTGGGAGTCTTGTACCCATGCCACAGGTTTTATTCGTTGCAGCCGCAGGCACTCTTCCACTGTAGGCAATGGCGGTGAATAAATTACGGAACGAGTGGTGCCAACGGTAACTAAGTACCAAACTAATACTGTGTTCATTTCACCACCACCGCTGCAACAAGCATCCACACGCCCGACACAACAAGCATCCACACACCCAGCACGATAGCTGCGAATGCAATGACGCCTTTGATTTGCTGGGCAACGAATTCGTATGGGTCGTGCTCTTCTTCCTCGACCTTGGGCACCGCCATGTAGGCTTTGTCTACTTCGTTCATTTGCTGCGCTCCTTGAGCATCTGCTCTGCCACGCCATAAGCCTCGGCGCAGATTTCAGAATTTGTTGCCGACTTGGGGGCTGTTGCAAAAAATTGTTGCATAGCCAGCCCCGCAAAGTAATCGCGCAGCGTCATGTCCTTGGCGTAGCCGCCGGTGCGGGCCATCCATGTTGGGTCCATCTCAATTAGTTTGATCGTGTCTTTCATTGCTTGTACTCCTTGATGCGTAGGTTTAATCGTTCGATGCGGGCCAGATTTAAATCCAGTACAGCTTGGCTGTATTCGCAAGCGTTCTCCGCTTCCAGCCTATCCAAATGCGCCTGTGCCAGCTCTTTGCTAATCACTTCCAAAGGTGTCATCCCCTTTAGTTGATTCTTCAAAAAAGAAAAAAATTTCATTTCCCAGCCTTGGCCTTTCTCCGTGCTGCGGTCTTCGCATTCACCACGGCTTTGTTCTTTTTGTAGTACTCCCGTGCATACGCCCGCTGCCTCAGGCGCTTGGCAGCCAGCTTTTCGGTCATGGCCTTTACATCGGTGTTGTATAGGTCAAGGATCTGACTTTGCAGGTTAGAAAATCTAATACTCAGCTCTGCGGATAGATTGTCTATCCGGGTATTTTGGGCATCCAAAGTAAGCGTCAGGTTTTCCAATTGCTCTTCCAAAGCTTTGATGCGTTTATTTCCAAATATCATTTTGCAATTCTCCAAGTTGATTTAATCGATTGAATACGGCTCCACCCTTTACGGCGAAACATAAAGTACAGGCGGATCAGGCTAAGCATGGTCAAGATCCCCTCCAAAGTGATGGCCACAGTTTTCACAGACATGGCAGGTATAAGCATCTGCTCCACTGATATCGCGGACATTACTCTGCTTAATTGATGGCCAACCGCACTCATTGCACAGATACGCCAAATTCACTTCCAAACGATCACCTTCAGGGACTTCAGGGTAAATAGCGCCAAATTGCTGTACAGCGTCCTCGGGTGACTCTGCGCGGACCAAGGCTTCCCGATATTCATCGGGGGTAACGGTGGTGTTAATGTGGTACACCTGATAAAGATCATCACTCATCAATTTCTCCTTCTTCGTTCAATGTATGGACTACAACCTCGTAGTCCCCGTTTCCGCTGTATTCCTCATAAAAGGCATCCAACGCTTGCTCCACGTCAGGGGCGCATACATATACGTCCCCATGCTCTTGTGACCAAACCAAAAAGTTACGCATCTGCATTTATTCCCCCATCATTTCAAAAGTGATCTGCGAGGACTCCTCAATGTCCCGCAAAGTGGTGTAGGACAGGTATTCAAACAGGTCCACACCCCTTAACTTCACACTGACCAAGATCCACGAACCGTGGCTCGGGGGATCATCAGCAGTGGCTTTCTCAGGCGGCTCGTAGTAAAACTCGCAATCAAAGTAGTCGCCCTTGTCGTTGATTTTGTGCTGGTAGTTGACGTAGCTCATCAGGACACCTCGTGGTAGTAATCGTCCAGTTGGACAAAAATATCAAAGAAGTCATCTTCGTCAAGTAGACTGATAACGTTTAGGGAGCTTTTCCCTACCGTTACGTTTACTGCTACTATTTGCGTTCTTCCGTCTTTGTCTAGCGCGTAGTGCACTTCTACAGGAATGCTCAGCATTACGTCTGCAATGCTGGTTTGATTCGGCATCTGTGTCTGCATTTATCTATCCTTTCTTGATGGTTAATGGAAACTGGTCCGAGGACCGAGGCCCGGGGTTTATTGTATCTTACTCGGACTTACGTCAAGCTTTATTTTTGGGTGTCAATGTGTAGAATTGATACTAGGGTTTACCCTAGGGTAGGGTGCTTATATAGCCAAAAGTATATAAAGAATGGGCTTTTATATGCTTTTTTGGGGTTCACTATAGGGTTTTTCCAAAGAAAAAAGTTTTTTAATCTTTTTTTGTGAGAATAGACGTAATGGTGTAATTGGCGTAATAAGTGTTGTAAATCAATGAGTTATCTCATTACAGTGGAATTTGAGTACTGTAGTGAGTGTAATTTACTGGGGTGTCCCTACGCTTTGAAAAAAAAAAATTAAAATTTATTTTTTGGTGAAAAAACTCTATAGGAGGCCCGAAAAAGGGGAGGCTTGACTTCTTGAAATTACGTCCCTTAAAGTAGCTTCATCTGCGTTACCACAGGCTTTATCGAACATGTTACTTTCTGACCTCCAAATAGACCCCGATGTGCCCATGCCAAAGAGTAAGACCCGCTACCCGTTCAGGGAAATGGAAGTGGGGGACAGCATCTTTTTTGCTGAGCTGTCCCGGGCGACCTCGGCTCGGGTATCGGCTGCCCAGTTCACCCAAAAGCATGAGCCCACGTGGAAGTTCACCCTGAAGCGCGTGGACGGCGGCTGGCGGCTGTGGAGGGCAGCATGACCCGTAAAGACGTTTGGAACGTGCCTCCCGTAGTGCCGGACAAGGCCAAGCAGCGCATGGCCGGAATAGTTGTGCCTTTGCGCCAGCAGCGCAAGGTCCTGAACGAAAAGGAATGGAAGTTTGTTCAGGAGTACGTCTCTGGTGACGGGCGGGTGACCCTGAAGGAAGCGGCCATCCGTGCAGGCTACAAGGAGGGCTCTGCAAGCGTCATGGCGTGGAAGCTGACCAACCCCAAGGAGTACCCCCACGTAGTGGCTGCAATACAGGCCTACAGGGCTGAATTGGCCTCCAAATACAACACCAGCTATGAGCGGCATATGCGGGACCTCCAAATCATCCGCGATAAGGCGCTGGAGGCGGGTGCGTTCTCGGCAGCCGTGGCTGCTGAATATCGGCGCGGACAGGCGCTGGGGACCATATACGTGGAGCGCAAGGAAATCAGGCACGGCACTATTGATAGCATGAGCAAAGAGGAAGTGCAGCACCAGTTAGAGGAGCTTAAACGGCTGTACGGTGGGCCTCCCCCCACTGCCTTGATTGACGCTGACACCGGTCAAGTCATGGACAGCATGGCTAAACAGGCAGACCCCATTTTTGACGCAGGCGTGGCGGAGCCCCCGCCGGATATTTTTGAGATAGACCATGGCGACAACACCGGAGAGTAAATTTTCGCAGCGCGTGCGCAGCAGCCTGACCAATTGCTATATCGAGCGCTTGGAAAACCGTGTCAATTTGGGCGTGCCGGACATGCTTATTGGCCTTAATTCGCGGTTTGTGCTGGTGGAGCTTAAAGTTGTGGTTCGCGGGATGAAGGTAGGCCTTCGGCCCCATCAAATCGCTTTTATGACTCGTCACGCAGCAGCGGGCCGCCCGTGCTTTGTGTTGGTCAAAAAAGAGGGCACTTTGTTGGTGCCCTCCACGATATCGCTTTACCATGGGAAAGACGCAATCGAGCTTGCCGAGCAAGGGCTTAGGCTTGCGCCTATGGCCTCGTGGCCATCCCGTGCCATGGACTGGAGCAAATTGCGCCAGCTATTAGCATTGGCTTAGTGATAGCAAAATACAATTAGATGGGGCCGCTATTTGGGGGTAATATATCTCCGTGTCGCAATAGTGCGCACACCACAGAAAGGATAATGTTATGGTCCCGTTTACTTATTCCCGCAAGCATCCCAAACCACGCGAGCGCGTGAAATTCGTTGTTTGCTACCCTAGCACGCGCACTGCCGTCGCTGCCTTCGATACTCTTAAAGCCGCCCGACACTATGCGCAAAACATGGTAATAGAGGGGTTCCCTTGGGACTTTCCGGCACGCACTGCGATACCTATTATTAGCCGCGAGACGATAGCAAAATACAATGCACGCAGCAGCGAAATAACTGCATAATTGCGCCCATGCCGGAACGGTTCCGGCATATCAGAAAGGATAACGACATGCTCAAGACAGTACAAACTAGTGGCAACAGCAAAACCGGCCCCATTGCCGTTACTTATCGCGCAGGCGAACACGAAACTTATGGCACGTGCCCTAAGACGTGCCAACTGCACCCAAAATCAGCAACGGGGGCGGACCATATCGATCCGGTTTATTTAGAGGCGGTTTATAACGCTGTGCCCCGCAATGGCGTGGCGTGGACCTACAGCCATTTTCAGGCGGCAGCACTGCCCAAACCCGCAGCAGGCAAAACGGTATTTAATGTGAGCTGTGACACTGTGGCCGATGCCGTGGCCGCTGTGGCCCTTGGACATTCGGCGGTATATGCCGCGCCCCATGACAGCGCGGACCAATGGCCGCGCACTATTGACGGTGTGCGGTTTTATCGGTGCCCCGCTGAATTGTCTGAAAGCTTCACGTGCCACCAGTGCGGTAATGGCGTGCCACTATGCGCCCGTGGCCGTTCGGATGTAATCGTGTTCGTGGGCCATGGCACCGGTAAAAAGAAAGTGGGCACCGATGCGGAGGGCGGTTGTTATGCTGCTAGTGGCCCCACTGCTATACAGTGGCACGCTACTAAAAAGAAAGGGGCCGCCAATGATGCGCAGGCGGTCCACGAATTTGCCCGAAGCTTGCCCCGTGGTAGTTTATTGCGGCACCATGTTGCCGGGGATATTGGAAGGGCCGCCTAATGATCATGGCGTTCGTGGCCCTAGGCATTATCATAGGAATAAGCTGGCTATTAGACAAATTCGATTGATAAATACAATCGGCAGACAGTAAATAATGCGCTTATACTGGCGCACCGGAACAGAAAACCGGTGCATTTTTTAACAACAGAAAGGATAGCAAAATGGCACACATGATCGACACCACTACCGGCAGCGCTGCAATGGCCTACACCGGTAAAACCCCATGGCATGGACTGGGGCAGGCACTGACAGCGGGCGCGGATATCCCCACGTGGACACGTGAAGCCGGATTAGCGTATACAGTGCTCGAAAGCCCTGTTTTATTCCGGACCGAAGCCGCTACGGAACCCCAAGCTTGGCCGGAGCGTAAAGTTTTGCACCGTAGCGATACGGGCGCAGCGCTGGCCGTAGTATCGAAGGGCTATAACGTGGTGCAGCCCGCCGAAATAATGGGCTTTTTTTCGGACCTAGTGGCACTGGGCGGTTTTCAACTGGAAACAGCCGGAGCCCTTAGCTATGGCCGTAGGGTTTGGGCGCTGGCGAGCGTGGGCGAAGCGGCACCAGTGGTAGACGGGGACCTAGTCAAGCCGTACCTATTGCTGGGCACGTCATATGATGGAACCATGGCGACAGTGGCGAAATTTACCGCAATTCGCGTGGTGTGCAATAACACCATTACCGCAGCCGTGGGCGGATATTCCAACGGGCAGACAGTGAAGGGCGAAGCGGAAACCGAAAAGGGATATCTGAAAAGTGCAATTCGCGTGCTGCATAGTGAGCGCTTCGATCCCGATACGGTCCGCCTACAATTGGGCATTGTGGCAAATCAATTCGAGCGTTTTATTGTGCAGAGCCGCCAATTGGCAGCGGAAACCATGAGCGCAGCCGATGCCGATGCCTTCGTGTCCGAATTGCTGAAGCCCTACCATACGGGCCGGATCGATATTACGGAAAGCCGCGCATATAAGCGGGTGTTGCAGTTATTCAACGGGGCCGCTATCGGATCCGATATCGATGGCGTGGCTGGAAGCCGCTGGGCCATGCTCAACGCTGTAACCGAATTGGTGGACCATGAGCGGGGCCGCTCCGACAATAC